CTCCTCGCAGGCGAACACCGGTACCCCCAGGGCACCGTCTTCGTCGCAGGAGACGGACGCCGCTGGGTCGCCGACGCCCCCGCGATCCCCCGCACCACCCCACGCCGACCATGCCCCTACACGGTCATCATCGTCACCCGCAGCACCCAGACCACCACCCCGTAGGAGGTGAAACCACCGTGCCCGCAACCGCCCGACTGACCATCTTCGACCAGCAGGCCCGCCAGGAAGCACGGCAGCACTCCCAGAAAGGCCTGCTGAAGATCGCCAACGAAGCCGCCGGCCAAGCCAGGGCCGCAGCCCCGGTCCTCACCGGCGCCTACCGAGGCGGAATCAGCGTCGCCCACTCCGGCAGCCGGGTCTCCATCATCGACACCGACCCCACCGCCATCCACAAGGAGTACGGCACCAGCGACACCCCGCCCCACGCCGCCCTCACCGACGCCGCCATGCGCGCCGGGGAGTACCGGGGCATGATGCCCCGCGGCATGACCCGGCGAAGTAGACGGAGGCGCCGATGAAGGGACCGCTGCCGTACATGCTCATCCCCGTCCGCCGCCTCCTGCTCGACGAGGAGGAGTTCGTGAGCCTGCTCGACGGGGGCACGGTCACGACCCGTGACCTGCCCTCCGAGCTGACCGCACCGGCGGTCCTGATCCGGTCGATGTGGCAGGACGGCGAGGACGCGCAGCTGCGCAACCCCGCCATCCAGGTCATCGCCGTCGTCCCGGACAACTACGACCCGGAGTCCGGCCCGCACGCCGGGAAGGACCCCGACGAAGCCGCCTGGGACATCGTCGCCCGCGCCGCGACCATCCTCGACTTCTCCCGGAGCCGGGAGTTCCGAGGGGCGGCGTGGCGCGCGTCCTGGACCGAGGGTCCGGTCTCCGAGGTCGGCTCCGACCGGGACGCGACCCACCCGCTCTACACCTGCACGATCACCGTCCAGATGACGGTGGTACCCCCCGACACGCTCTAGAAAGGAGCGATCATGTCCAACTTCGCTAACCCCGAGGCCGCAAAGATCTGGCTCGACGGCGACGCCTTCCGCGCCCCCGAGAACACCCCCATCCCGAACATGTCCAAGGTCGAGGACTTCGCCCCGGACGCCAAGAACCCCCTCAAGTCCCCCGGCATTGACGGCGACGGAGAGGTCACCTGGGAGCCGTTCGGCGGCATTGAGGCCGGCGTCGACTTCGCCCCGGAGCAGAAGGCCAACGACAAGACAATCTGGAACTACCGCGGCGGCATCTACGACTCCTACGACGACATCCGCAAGGACACCGGCTCCTTCATCGCCGTCGACGACAACGCCGCCACCACCAAGACCCGCCTCCGCGGCGGCCACATCGTCAAGAACGGCGCCCTCTACGAGGAGGTCATGGGCGACGAGGAGGTCATCGCCCTCACCTACCTCTTCCGCCGCGGCTCCAAGGTCAAGGGCATCTACATCGCCCGCGCCAAGCTGGCCGAGCCCGCCGCCTTCGGCCGCTTCAACGGCACCGACCTCGACGGGTGGACCTTCAAGTTCAACTACCTCTCCATCCCCCGACCCTTCACCATCACCAAGCCCGCCGAGGGAATCGAGGTCGTTGACCCGGGGGAAACCCCGGCCCCGGTCGAGGGCTAGTACCCCGTCCGGGGCTCTACCCCTCGAAAACACTCAAGCCCAGCAACGGGAAGTGATCCCGGGAAAGGAAGATCATGGCTGACATCTACAAGCCCACGGTCTACGTCAACAACAACGAACCGAACATCGAGGCCGACAACCTCAACAAGGGAGAGAACGCGATCGCGGACCTCTCCGCCCGCGTCAACGCCATCGAGACCGACGGTGGGGGTGCAGGCGGTGGCGAGGTCACCGCCGCGTCCATCACCGACGCCACCGACACCGGACGCAAGGTCCTCACCGCCAAGGACGCCGCCGCGGCACGTACCGCCATCGGCGCTGGCACCGGGTCCAGCAACCTCAAGATCGGAACTACCGCCACCGACGCCAAGGCCGGCGACTGGAAGCCTGCCTGGGCCGACATCTCCGGAAAGCCGACCATCCCGGATGTCTCCGGACTGGCGAAGAAGTCCGACCTCGACGCCGCCCTCGCCCGCATCAAGACGCTCGAGGACGCCTCCGCCCCCGCAGAGGGCGGCGAGTAGCACCACCCGACCGCGCCACCACCGGCGGCGCGCCGGGCCCGGGGAATCCCTGGCGGGGTCGCCCCGGGCCCTCTTCTCGACCACAGCTGACCCCGCCCCCTCGTGAAAGGACCCCGCCACAATGACCACGAAGACAACCTCGAACCCGGACACCGATGACCGGGAACCGTTCGACCTGCTCAAGGTGCTGGAACGCCCGTCCGACCACGAGACGACTCCCGCCACCCTCGGTGACATCACCGTCCATGTGAAGACGTCCTGGACCGGGGCGGAGGCCGCCCGGGTGTCCACCACCCTCGCCGGTGGTCTCGAGGACGTGATCCGGGCGATCGTCCCGGACACCGCCGAGGCTGACGCGGCATGGGAGTTCGTCGGGGGCCTGCTGGCGCAGGTCGCCTCGAAGGTCGTCATGGAGATGCTGAAGCTGGCCGGGCTGGCGACCGATCAGGGTTTTCTCGCGCCCTCGCCGGAATCAGTGACGCCCGAGGGTGGCGCCGCGCGGTAGTGGGCTTCCGCCGGCACTACTGCATGAGCCTCGTCGAGGCCATGCACACCCTCGACTGGCGGGAGATGGGGATCCTGCTCGAGGAACTCCCACCAGCATGGTCACCGACGGACGAGAACATCGCCCGCCTGGTCGACCGAGATGACTTCCACCTCAACGGCGTGTACGCGGGATGGACCGCGGACCCAGATGCGCCAGATCCCGGGCCACAGCCCACGCCGCCACCGGTGCCGGTGTTGGACCCGGTCGCCGTCCGCCCGGCTGACCTCACCGCTGAGCTCGCTGAGCGGAACGCAGCGTATCTCGCCTCCCTGCAGACGTCGTCTCCGACGCCGCAGGCCACCCAGGACGCCGCCCTCGACGCCCTGTTCGCCTCCCTTGGAGGCTGACCCACCACGACCCCAGGAGGTACCCCATGGCCGGCGGCCAGATCGACATCCGAGTGGAGCCTGACGTCAAGGAGTTCCCGGGAAAGCTGGAGTCCGGGCTCTCCGGTGCCCTCGGCACCGCGACGAAGATCGGATCCGCACTCGGCCTCGCTCTCGGCGCCGGCGCTACGGCCAAGGCCGTCATGGACATCGGAATCGACTTCGACAAGAAGATGAACGAGATGTCGGCGGTGTCCCAGGGCACGGCATCCCAGATGGACGCCGTCGCAGCGAAGGCCCGTGAACTCGGCAACGACACTGACCTCACAGCCACCTCCGCCTCCGACGCCGCAGCTGCCATGGTCGAGCTGTCCAAGGGCGGCTTCTCCGTCGACGAGTCGATGGGAGCGGCCAAGGGAACGCTGCAGCTCGCCGCCGCAGCACAGATCGAGGCGGCTGACGCGGCCACGATTCAGTCGCAGGCGCTGCAGGCTTTCTCCCTGCAGGCTGGTGACGCGGCCCGGGTGTCCGACATTCTCGCAGGTGCGGCGAACGCCTCATCCGCCGAGATCGAGGGCATCGCCCAGGGCCTGCAGCAGTCCGGAACCGTGGCGAACCAGTTCGGCATCAGCATCGAGGACACTTCCACGGCCCTCGCAATGTTCGCCAACGCGGGCATCCAGGGCTCTGACGCGGGCACGCTGCTCAAGTCCGCACTGCTGGCGCTGACGGACCAGGGCAAGCCCGCGCAGGCGGCGATGGAGGAACTCGGCCTGTCGGTGTACGACATGCAGGGCAACTTCGTTGGACTACCGGCACTCTTCGACCAGCTGCAGGATGCGCAGAAGCGCATGACGCCGGAGGCGTATCAGGCGGCCACCGCCGTGCTCTTCGGCTCTGACGCCATGCGCCTGGCCGGCATCGGCGCGGAGCAGGGGAGCGAGGGCTTCAACAAGCTGAAGGAGCAGGTCACCCGGTCCGGGCAGGCGGCAGAGGTCGCGGCAGCCCAGACCCAGGGCCTTCCCGGAGCGCTGGAGCGGGCGCAGAACGCCGCCGAGGATCTCGGTCTGAAGATCTACGACGCGGTGAAGGGGCCGCTGACCGACGCCGCGAACGCCGGCGTCGATGCCATGGAGCAGCTCGGCCCGTCTATCGAGACCGCGGCGTCAATGGGGGCCTCGGCCCTCTCCGGGCTGATCAGTGCGGCGACGCCGGTGGCGAAGATCTTCACCGATCTCGTCGGCGTGGTCACGAAGCTCCCGGCGCCGCTGCTCGTCCTCGGCACCGCGATTCCCCTGGCGAAGATGACCGGACTGACATCCGCAGCGTCCGCCGGGGGAGGGGCACTACGGACCCTCGGGCGGGACATCTCCGAGCAGCGGCAGTACTTCTCGTCGATGGGGATGGAGATCGGCCGGACGACCGCCGCCATGGCCCTCATGCAGGAGCGCGTCCCCACCATCGGCCGGGCGGGCGAAGCCTACCTATCCGTCGGAGCGGGGATGCGCACCGCGGGCAAGACCGCCCGCGAGGCGGCGAAGGACATGACCGGCATCCACAAGGCCACGACCGTCGCCGGCGGCGCGATGAAGACCCTCGGCGGTGTTGCTGGCGGTGTCGCCGGTGGCGGTATGTCCCTGCTCAAGTCCGGCGCGTCGGGGCTGATGACGATGATGGGCGGTCCCTTCGGCGTCGCCCTCGGCGTCGGTGGAGCTGCCCTCGGCATCCTCGCCCAGAAGCACGAGGAGGCCGCGCAGAAGGAGGCCGAGCACAAGGCCCACCAGGACGCCCTGCGTGACTCCCTGGACCAGACCACCGGGGCGATCACCGCCCAGACCAAGGAGCTCCAGGAGAAGAAGCTCCGCGAGACCGACGGCGTCGAGGACGCCGCCCGCGCCGCCGGCGTGTCCATGGACACCCTCGCCGAGGCGGCGACCGGCAACGCAGGCGCGATGCGCACCGCCAACGACGCCTTCGACGCCTACATCGCCAAGACCGGCGAGTCCACGATGGCCATCGAGGGCAACCGGAAGATGATGGATAACCTCGGCCTCAGCTACGTCGACATCGTCAACGCCGCTGAGGGCGTCGCCGGGGCACAGGAGAAGATCGACGACGCCATCGCCAACTCCGGCGGAAACCAGATGGAGCAGGGCCGCTACCGCGAGAAGATCGAGCAGATACAGGGCGGCATCGACGAGACCGCCCGCAAGGCGGCCAAGGCCCGCGGCACGATCGGAGACCTCGACGCCGACCTCGACGGCAAGCAGGTCGAGAAGTTCGAGGACCGCATGCGCCAGCTCGAAGAGCGCGCCAAGCAGACCAAGGACATCCTGCAGGAACTCAACGGCCAGGACCTCAAGCTCGAGAACGCCGGCGAGAACGGAGAGACCCGCGTCTCCATCAAGTTCGACGAAGCCACCTACGCCGACACCAAGTCCAAGCTCGAGGAACTCGGAGCCAAAGTCTCCGAGCCGATCAACGGCCGAGTGAACATCGCCTTCCCCG